ATGGGGACCAGAGGTCCGGGGTAGAGGAGCGGCCATGTTTTTACCTTGCCAGGCTGCACCTGGACAAGTCCCTGCAAATCGGATCACCGAGGGCAGCAGGAATTTTCAGCGAGAAAAGGAAAGGCAACGACAGGTGTTTCAAGGTGGAAGTGTCTGTGGTTAGAAAACGTCTACATGATGGCCAACGGGGCCGCCGTAATAGCCAACCTGCCCATCTGGCGGACCAAGGGGGGGCCCATGGTGGTTACCACGCGCGTGCCAGCTTGCAAGATGGAAGCTAGTCCATTCATGAGAGCGGGTGCGCTGGGATGCCAAGATGGCGAAGAATTGGATTTAGCAGCAAGGTCGATGATGCCCTTAGCGGCAACTTCGTCAGAATGTGATGGTGTGAGGTAGGCCGTCTTCGACAACATCTCCACATGTATGATGACGTCGAAAACGACGGCCTGACCAGGAACACCACCAGTCAGCATCAACAAAATAGGCGCTTCACCATTCTGAATTGCAGCACCAACGCTTGTCCCGCTCTGGATGGTAGCATGCGCCCAGGGGTAGCACATAGTGCCAGTACGATTGGCGATGTACTCTTCAGCGGGGCGAAACCAAGCTTGGCCGTCGAGATCCAGAGCTGGTGTAACCAAAGTGAACTTAGACTTGGTGACCGAAGCTGTCTTAAAGCCAGGCAAATTAGACAAAGCTGGGATGTTGTAAGCTGTGCCGCCATTGGAATTGAGATTGCCACCGTCGGGGTTGATGTAACCAACCCACTGTCCCGCCATGTTCAGGGGCGTGCCGATGTATTGACCGGAAACGCCGACCGAAACAATGCGGAAAGCGGTCCTGTAGGTGTCATCAACTAAATTGCCGGTGGCGAACGGGAGCCCTCCCATCTTGGCAACTGACACACCAGCAGTACTGGTGGCGTCGATGCCAGTAACCACGAACGATGCCACATCAGACTGAGCGTAAGTGCCGGTGCTATACCAGGCAAACGCACGGTCATTGGAGACAGTTGGTGATACAAGACAGAAGCACCCACCGTTCGTGCCAATGGTGGTAGAGATGCGCATGCGCTGACAGATCTTCTGGCTAGGCCGTACTGGATCGATTGGGAGACAAGCACCCAACGCCTTTGACGACCATGGGTCTGACACAGCGTATATGAACTTTTGGGCGCACTCAGATAACTGAACAGAGGAGCGCACGGCCTTAGGTGGTGAAACCTTGGGACGTGGCGCCTTCTTCTTTTGCTGTTTGGGACGCTTTGCTCGTGGTTTGCTCTTTCCAGGCATTGTGATGGATGGTTATTTCAAGCTGTGCGATTTGGCCGTCCACCGTCCCTCTGTCCTATCCCGCGGGGTGTCCAACCCCCACTGTGAGTTGCAACAGTGGTTTGATTTCACGGTGTAAGGTTAGGCCGTGGGGTCGCGGTGTCTGTGGGTGCGTCATCCAAGACGCTCTTGCTCGAGGATTGAGACTGGGGTGCAAGCAACGAGTGCCGCGTTGTAGTACCTCAGCACGATCTTGTTGATCATGTTGCGGTATTCCTGGCAGTCGTACTCATACAAGAATTCAAGGGGCGGGCACTGCAAATCTCCAGATTCGCTCCAGGCTAAATGCAGCGCCATGGTTGCCCACGCCGAGGTCTCGAGTGACACTTGCAATTCCACTGATCTGTCTTCCTCATGCGCCAGCCTCTTCATCGCACGCGACGGCTGGAGTAGAGGCGTCCACGCATATCCATGCATACACACCACTCCCCGACTAATGAGGGGTGGCATGCTGGCAAGACGCGCTTCTGGTGAGGCATTCATGTCCATGTGGGCGAACCCCTCACGACGAGTTTTCCAAGCAGGGAAGTGGGTGTCCCACAGACGCTCAATGGCTGCACCATCGTGCTCAGCGTCCAAGACGCCTGCAGCGAAGGCAGTAAGAGCGTTAGCGCGAGAATCATCTCCACAAAGCTCGAGGAATATGTGTCGTGACTCCCATCTGGTGGTATCATGATGGGAGATAAGGGCTTCAACCGCCTGGGCATCACAGGGAAGATTCATCTCACGTAGGCGCAGGATAAGGATGATGCACCATACCAGGAGCTGCACATAGCAATTGAGCCTGAGCGTGTTCATGAACCCAGAAGGGTTGCCATGGTGCTTCTGATAAATGGTGCCATCGGTCATGCGCATGATGGAATCGCCGGTAACATCCTCCATATACTGGAGCCATGGGGCGGGAAGTCCCCGCGCGATGTACGGCAGGTGCTGAAAGAACCATGAACGCTGCACAACGCGAGGGATGTAC